CACATTCTCTGACAATACTTCAAATATCAGCGTAGACACATCCACTAATACATTTTTAGCAATTTCAACTTTGTCTAGTATCAATGGCCTAATAACTCCAATTAGTTGGTCAGCTGAGAACACAAGAGCGGGTCAAATAAGGACCGGAAGTGTTACGGGTTCAATTTCAGAAAACCTAGTCACATTGCCATAAGGAGACACAACTGATGGCTTACGTCAAAATCACAAACGGCACGATAGATACATACCCCTACTCCGTAGGGCAACTACGCCGTGACAATCCTCAGACATCCTTTCCCAAGCGCATCCCTGACGAAATGCTTGCGGCATGGGGCGTTTATCCTGTCACATTCACTGAAGCGCCAAGCATTGACGAGCGCATCCAGAAGATTGAGCAAGACGACGCACCTGTAAATGTAAATGGCGCTTGGCTGGTTGGCTGGACAACTTTCAGCAAGACTGCAGAAGAAGTGCAGGAATACGACGACAATGCTGCTGCCCAAGTTCGTGCAGAACGTAATGCACTTCTAGCAGAGTCTGACTGGACGCAAATACCTGACGCACCTGTAGATCAGGCTGCATGGAGAACATATAGACAGGCTCTTCGTGATATAACTGCACAAGCTAGCTTCCCCTACAACATCACTTGGCCTACTAAACCGGAGTAACACACTATGAGTAAAGCACGTGATCTAGCTGACTTTGTATCAGCAGGTAATCCTCTGGCAGATGGTGTCATTGCTCTTACAGAGATCAGTGATGTGTACACTTCTATGTCACCGTCTGATGGTCAAGTACTTACGTATGACCCTACGAATGGCTGGCAGGCTGAGAGTATCCCCACTATTAATACCCTAGATGATGTAGGTGATGTCACTATTACTAGCATTGCATCCGGGGAAGTTCTGTCGTGGAATGGTTCTGCATGGGTTAACTCTGTGATCCAAGCCTTTGATACGCAGACTGCTTCTACTACTAGTACATCCCAGACATCTATTGCAACCTATTCTATTTCAAGCTATGATGGTGTCAAAGCAGTTATTACTGTAGATGACTCTACGGATACCGAGAGAAGCATCACTGAGATTGTTATTACTCACGATGGTACTATTGCTGTAGCCACAGAGTATGCACAGGTTAATACTGCTACTGCTCTTGCTACGTTTGATGTAGACATCTCTGGCGGTAATATCCGTATCCTTGCTACACCTGCATCTAGTAACAGCATGAGCTTTACAGTTAAAGCTATTACTCTGTAATGAAGCTAACTAGGGGAATGTGAACCTATGGCTAACAATAAAGATTTCAAAGTAAAGAACGGTATTAAGCCCACTGTCTATCACGAGGCGGTTGGTACTGTTGTGTCTGGGAGTGAAGCGTATAGTCTGGCTGGTGCTGTTTATGATGGTGTTAGTTTTAGTGTAGCTAGTCAGGATACATCAGCTAGAAGTGTTAGGTTTAAATCAGATGGCACTAAGATGTATATGTTGGGTGCTGACAGTGATAGTGTGCATCAATACTCTTTAAGTACTGCTTGGGATTTGTCTACTGCTAGTTACGATAGTGTCAGCTTTAGTGTTGCAGCAAAAGACACGACAGCCATAAGCATTGTGTTTAAGCCTGATGGCACGGAAATGTATATGTGTGGTGCTGTAAATAACAGTATTCACCAGTACAATCTTAGTACAGCGTGGGATATATCAACTGCAAGTTTTGACTCTACACTATCTTTTGCTTCTCAAGATGTTGCAATGTACTCTGCTGCATTTAAACCTGATGGTACAAAAATGTACACGGTCGGCATTGGTAATGATGCACTTTACCAGTACTCCCTAAGTACTGCTTGGGATTTATCTACCGCTACTTACGACAGTGTAAGTTTTGGTATTTCAGGACAAGATGGCTTCGCCCCAGACCTCGTGATCAACCCCGATGGAACTACTATCTACGTTGCAGGCGGGGTTACTAGGACAATATATCAGTACGATCTTACCACTGCTTGGGATTTATCTACTGCTTCCTATAGCGGTACTAGTCTTTACGTAGGCACTGTGGTTGCACCGTATGGTCTAGACTTAAAGTCTGATGGAACCAAAATGTATATGGTAGAAGCCTCTACTGACACCATTTACCAATACTCCACAGTCCTAACCACCAACACCCTAGACTTATCCACTGGCTCTGTCTTCGAGATTACCCCTACGTCTGACATTCAAGTAACCCTCAGTAACCCTGCTGCTAGTGGTACTGTGAGTGGTGCTACGTTGTTGTTGAATATTGGTGGCACTCCTTACACCATCAACTACGATACCTCTATTGAGTGGCCCGGTGGCACAGCACCTACAGCACCTGCTGCTAATGAAACAGATGTAATCACATTTAATACTCGTGACGGTGGTACAACCTACAATGCTGCACTTGCTATTGATGGAGCACAATGATGGCTAACAATAAAGACTTCATCATTAAGAATGCTCTGGAAGTAGGCAAGGATACTAAGACTACCCTAGGTACAATCACTAGCAGTGACGTTGATCTTAGCACAGGGAACTACTTTGCTGATACACTAGCATCTGACACGACATATACTTTTAGTAATGCAGGGGATGTACAGGCGTTTCAGATTGAGGTTACTGGTGCTAGCACGTACACTATCACATGGCCTGCATCTGTAGAGTGGACAGGTGGTGCAGCCCCTAGCAGACCTGCTGTTGGTGAGACTGACGTGTATACCTTCTTGACTGACGATGGTGGTACGACATACATTGGACTTCATACAGCAGACAACCTTAGCTAACTATGGAAGGTGAAGTAGATGGCTAACAATAAAGTGTTCAAAGTAAAGAATGGATTACAGGCAGGTAGGTACTTGCTGAGTAATGGTACTGAGACTGTAGGGAGTGAGGGGTATGGTCTGGCTAATGCCAGTTATGATGGTGTTAGTTTTAGTTTTGTTGCTCAAGATTCAGCACCTATTAGCATTTTCTTTAAGCCTGATGGCAACACTTTGTACATATTAGGTTATAGTACTGACACAGTATACCAGTATTCTTTAAGTACATCTTGGGATATTTCTACTGCTAGTTATGCCAGCAAATCTTTTTCTGTAACTCAGGACGCTAGCCCCTATCAGATTTTCTTTAAACCTGATGGCACTAAGATGTATATGGTTGGTACAACAGGTGATGCCGTGTATCAGTACTCTTTAAGTACAGCTTGGGATATTTCCACTGCCAGTTACGATAGTGTTAGTTTTAGTGTGTCTGCTCAGGAGACTGTTCCAACAGGATTGTCCTTTAAATCAGATGGCACTAAGATGTATGTTGGTGGGCAAGCAACAGATGCCGTATACCAGTATAGTCTCTCATCGGCTTGGGATATTTCCACTGCCAGTTATGACAGTGTTAGCTACTCCTACACGGCAGCAGAGACAGGCAACCGAAATATTGTTATTGTAAATAACGGAAACTCTTTATACACCGTCGGTGCTAGTACAGACACTATTTACGAACACACTCTGAGTACATCTTGGGATTTATCTACTGCATCTTATTCTGGAAATAGTTTTAGTGTATTTGCACAGGATACTAATCCAACCGGGTTGTTTTATAAAGATGATGGAATGGTTTTGTATGTACTCGGTATTACAAACGACACCGTCTACCAATACTCCACACTTCTCTACGCCCCAACCCTAGACCTATCTACAGGTACTACATTCGCATTCACACCCTCTGGTTCTACTACTGTGTCGTTCACTAACCCCCCAGCATCTGGCTTAGCCTGTGCATTCACTGTAGAGATTAACGGTGATGGTAGTACTATCACTTGGCCTGCTAGTGTGAAGTGGCATGAGGCTACAGCACCTACAGCTACGGCCACTAAGGAAATCTATACGTTTATCACTACTGATGGTGGCACTAAGTACTACGGTAAGCAAGCAGCGACGGAGTTAGCATAATGAGTAATAGCAAAATGGTAATGAGCCAAGCAGCTAACTCTTGGTCTGGTCCCACGTATATCGAAGACGTGTTCAGCACCTACCTCTACACTGGCAACAGCTCCACGCAGACAATCACCAACGGGATTGATCTTGCTGGTGAGGGTGGACTGGTTTGGACAAAGCGCAGAGATGCTGTTCAGAGCAACATTTTGTATGACACCGAGCGTGGAATATATAAATACCTTCAATCGGATCAATCGGGGTCTCAGCTTTCATCTACATCCAGCCTTACTTTATTTAGAGCTGATGGGTTCAGTTTAGGTTTTTCCGCCATCTCAAACACTTCAGGTGGAAGTTATGTTTCGTGGACATGGCGGAAAGCCCCACGCTTTTTTGATTGCGTTCAATACACTGGAACAGGATCAACCCAAAGCATTAATCACAACTTGGGGGTATTACCGGGCTGTATTATCGTAAAAAGATTTGATGCAAGTTATACTGATTGGGCTGTATACCATCGCAGCAACACTACCGACCCAAGGACTGACTACCTTTGGCTAAACTCCCTTAATGCAACTGCTGACAGTGCGGCATATTGGAATGATACAAATCCAACCGACACACAATTCACTGTCGGAACGGACCCAGATGTTAATGATAGTGGCGCATCCTATGTCGCCTACCTCTTCGCCCACGATCCCCTTGGCCCGTCTGGTGATGGCTCTGATGGTTTGATTGCGTGTGGGAGTTATACGAATGACTCTAATGGAAAAGCAGATATTAATTTGGGTTGGGAACCGCAATGGCTTTTAGTTAAAAGAACAAATAGCACTGGGTCTTGGTTTATTTTTGATACTATGAGGGGACTGGTTACAGGTGGCGCAGATCAAAGACTTCAACCAAATGCCCCTTATGCAGAAAGTGCTTATGACAATTATGAGGTAACTGCGACAGGCTTTAAAGATGTTGGCCCTAATGCTAATGCAC